CTTGCCCTGAAATATCTAAGCAAAAGAATTTGGTAGCACCCGTACGATGCATAGAGGCGGCTAAATTATTGAAGCCACCATAGTATGGGTTAAAACCGACTAAGCTCCAATAACTACGTCTAGAACCTTTGGAATTTGGTTCACAGGCGAGTTCATTTTGATGTGAATAGAGCATGAGGCCGATAATGTAAAAAACCATACCCATGATACAAAAAGTTCGTTGTTTATTCAATTCAAGATCATCTTGTAAGAGTTTCTCTTTAGATCTAATTTCAACTTTAGGACCGAACTTGGCAATATCTTTGAATTCGAAATTGTCGCCTGACATGATTGAATGCACAATGTCACGAATTTCGTCATAATTTTGTTGGATATAATCGCGCTTAGAAGTGAATCCTTTTAATTCAGCTAAATAGCCAGGTGCAGTACCGAGCTCAGCCAGAGCAACAGCTTCTTCGAAAGAACGAACTGTTGATCTTTTAAGATAAGGTTCCCAAACATGAATAAGGGCTTGTGTAGCACGATCATAGTGTATGGAAGAAGGACACCAAATTGGCATCCTTTCGAATTTTTTCATTTCATTTTCTAACAAAGGAGGACAAACAGGAATAAGCGTATGATGCTTGGGTAAAAAGAAATTATTTTTCTTGGCTATATTATATAATTGGGAATTATGATACATTGTTTTCCCCTCTCTAATTGGCGGCCTTACTGTGGAGTGATTAACTATCAGAGTAGAGGGCCGGATTATTGAGACGGATCGCTCGAAGAAAAATTAAATATCCTGTCGGAAGTGTTAGGTATGAAATTTGAAGTGAAGAGTGGAATGATCTTTTGATCAAATGGGACTGCATAATTGTGGCCGTTGAGACCAAGCTGATCTTTGGCAGCTTTGTGAAGTGCTACCAACTTACCAAATCCATCATATATAGCAGAGCCAGAATGTCCCATTACTGTATGGATATTGTGTACAATCAGAAGTTGCCCATTATTTTCTTCAATCGCAAGGACTTGACCGGCTAAAGTTTTAGTCCCTGAATTCGAATCGTAAATCACCATGTGAATAGGATTTCCGATTCTAGGGGTCATGCAGGAAAGTTTCCCTACATTACAAGTGTGCATAAAGACACTCATTGTTTGTGTGTCCTCTTCTGAGAGATACGCACAGGCAACATCTACACCAGAATATGGTATCAAACCTCGCCGTATTTTGAATTTTTTGTCTTCATGCACTACATAGAGAGATTTATACTCATGCCAAGGACGACCTTGGTCGTCTAGAAACACATGCTGATTCGTGTTGAATTTATCAACACACCAGACGGCTTGAGCTACAACCATAATCTGATCTGGGTTACTTTCACGAACATGAAGATCGCTATTACAACCAGTACAGATAATTTGCCAAGAACGACGAGTATCGATCTTGGGGTTGAGGGGAGTTTTTTCCACAGGACCAGTAGCTGCTTCATTTCGAAATGCAGCACCCACTCCAATAGGCATCAACCCTACCACATCTGGGTCGTTCCAATCCTGTTCTATATTAGCTTCGTTGTGAAGCCGTGCCATAGCAAGACTACCGACTTGTTCGTCGATTTCAAGCATAGCTTTAATATCTCGGGTGTTTTCCCAAGTATCAGTAGCAGTATAAGCACTTAAGGCAGGCATAATAGCAGAACCAGCTGCAGCGAAAATTTTTTCACTTAAACGCCCTGGGTACAAGGCAGCTATTGGACCGGCGGTCGCAATTGCAGAACCTAACCCTGCAAGGACGGCAAGGGAATTAAGTTCATTCTTAGCTTTTGGAGGGTGAGAATCACGCCAAGGGTGTTTGTGCAAACAATCCACCGTGATACAGCGGACATGATTATGATCCATAGGACATGCATCGCTATCAATGCCAGTAGCATTGGCTTCATTTACCAACTTTTTCTTCTTAAAGACAGAAGCAGTTGATTCGTCTATAAGACGAGCAGCAGCACTCTTGAGGAGCGACTGTGAAGCAGGATCTTTAGAGATTTTATCTCTCAAAGCTTGTTTGCTTTCTTCAGACCTAGCAGGCTGCACGGAGGCAGAGGAAGGCCGAAGAATCGGATTGGGATTCTTAAGGATTGAGATAGGAACAAAACGTAAGAGTTTGTGGTTCCATTTCTCTTGGGTGTCAAGAATATTTGCACCATCAGTACGTGAGTCTGATGTACGAGAGACAACTTGTTTCACCCAGGGAATAAATTTAGCTTTTTCATAGACCGTACCTTCTTCAGGATGTTCAAAGAAGATCGTAGACTTTCCTTCTGCCGAAGCAAAACGTTGGTCTGCAATCTGATCAAACAGCTGATTTATACCGTGGTGAGTAACAACGGTAGTAGGGTCTGAAAGAGCAGTACGGATTTCAGTGAACATATCCCAAGTGGGAAGACTTTGTAGCATACTCGTCTCAACTTGAGAACGAACCGCTTCCAATTTATTGTATTCTTGGATGTCTTTTTCTTTGTCACCTAGGTGAGAAACAATTGGTGCATCTGCAACCAATGTGTGTAATGGATCTCGACCAACATGAGCACCACCGTACTGAGCTTCCTCTATACGGTACTGTGTTTTTGCCAAATTCTTCATTAACTCGTAGTTTTTGTATTCTTGAGTATCATGATTTGGAGCCATTAGGATTTCATCATCTTTAGTATGCTTCCAGTTAGCACTGTCACTACGATCTAAATCCTCCTCAAAGGGAGAATCAAGAAATGCAGCGTCAGAACCAACAGGATGATATGAATCTAAAAGATTTTGGAAAGCTCCAGTAGAATCGACAATTGCGTTTTTAACCAAAAGCTGACGCAGTTTGGTAAAATCGGAATAAGGCATAGGAAATTCCGAATTGATCTTTTTCAAGAGAGGATGCAATTTAGCATGAGAGCTCACTATGAAATTGACCGAAGGATGATCAAAGAAAGGTAGAGGGCGAAGTTGAAAGTTCTTATCATTCTTGAAACCAGCACGAAGTTTTTCATATTCGGCTTTGGTACATTCGCCAGTTTTCTCAGTTTCCATCAAACCAGTAGTCGGATTAAGTTTTGCGATAACATAACGGAAAGTCATAGTATCTTTGCCAGCAGCCAAATCGGCAACCCATTTTTCAGAGTCGTAAGCGATATAAGGACGACGTTTCGCTGGTAGAGCACGAGTCTTTCTAAGTAGACCTCGTAAGTTGAAATCGTCTCCATTTTCTCTCACTTTTTTCCCACCACCCATTCGATAGGATGGTTCTTCATCATCACCATAATTTCGTTCACGGTAATGCATTTGAGATCTGGTACTAGATTTGTGAGAAGTACCTTTATAAGTTGAATTGGGTTGTTTATTGACTTCATTCTTAATTCTGGCTGTTTCCTCTTCTTCTGTTTCAGAACGGTAGTTATACCACCATACTGCTAAAAAAGTGAGTACTACAGCAAGAGCAAGTAGAATATAATTGCGGAAAGGTTTGAGAAAACGGATTTTCGCAAAAATCCAATCACTAATAGAGCTAGCGACAACTTCATTCTGATCTTGGTACTGTATAATAGGAAGGTTATCTTCAATGACGAGTCTAGGACGAACCACGTCAACAGGATACGCGACAGGTATTTCAACATTAGCTCCAAATTGAGGCATTGCTCCTTTCTTCTCTGAATCATCACCATTAACCTGATTCCTAGCTTGTGGCTTTGGAAGGGTTGGGAGAATATGAGGATTATCATCATGTTCATCAAGTACTCTAGGTAAACCTGGAATACGGTTTTGAGGAACTAGAACATATTCAGAAGAATTAGCATTAGAATGACGAATCTGAAAATCGTACTTCTGAGCAATGAGATCTTCGCTTGAAATATGCAAAGATTTTGCAAGGTGTTGACGAACCACTTCGTTCAGAGTGGTGTACCATTGAGGTACTGTCTTATTATTGTCAACAAG